CCACACTCGATCTTCTTAAAGGAGACGACCATGCCTCATCGCCAGTTGTTGCGAGAAGAGATTATTAGACTTTGGCACCACGCGAGGCTGATGTATGGGTTGGATGGAAACATCTTTCCCGGTACGTTGGCCAAGTCGAAGTACTGGTCTACTAAGTATCTCCTCGCTAAAACAATTGCGATGCGGGCTTTGGTGGACTCTCTTATGAAGAAACCAGGAGATTAATTATGGACTTGATGGCCCTCCTCTCGAAATCAGCCCAAAGGATAGAGGTTCTCCGTAATTTGGCTCTCGATATCGATCCGGGTATTTATAAATCCGGATTGGTGCGAGCGTCCATTAAGGGGTCTCCCCTTCCTGAGTTGCTGGCTCTTGAGAAACGGCTACTCTTGCTCATAATGATCTTGCTGGATGAGTGTGAAGCGGGCGCTTTAGTCGACTCGGATGATCTGAGTCGCTCCTTCAGCTTTTACGATTGGGGCCAGGATGAAACCAAGCAATGATAGATTAATCTACCTGTCGCTTGGAATCCTTTTTGGCTTCCTTTGTAAGGCTGAAGGGCTCAACATCGTTGAGCTAGTCATGCGCGCCATGTTAAGATAATCACATGGCTAACATTGACTTTCTTAATGTACCGAAGTACGCCTCTGTGTTGAGGGACCTCAAAGGTTTAGGTCTGATGGGGCGTTTGGGCAAGTATTACGAGGTCCACGTGCTTGCTAACGACGGGTCCGTCGTATACAGATCTGGGAGAGTTCGTTTACACGAACTTCCGGGTCTGCTACGTCTGGCTCGGGGTTTGGCGTCACGTGGGCTCCGTGTCTACTTATGCCTTTACGCCTATCTTACCTCTACCAATGCGGTTGCTTGCGCTCTGGTGCCCTGGAATAAAACCAGTTTTCCTGGGATTATTTCAGTTCCCGTATACGCAAGCACGTACCGGCAGATTGCGAATAAGTTGCAATCTGCCACGGCCTTACGCGTCAAGCGTAAGAGATCCGCTTGGGCGTCGTCCTCGAAGGCTGCACAACGCAGCACGCCAGAGTCTAGGTTCAAGACCATGGAGTCTCGCATCTATAACCTGAATGGGTTCATTTCGAACTCATTTTCGGAAATGGAGGTGTACTTTAGATCTTGGACAGGGACTCGAACGCCAAACTTCGGAAAGTTAAAAACCCGGGGATCTTTACCGGACAATAACCATTCCGTCGTTATTCGAGTTACATCGGGTGGTGCCAGGTTCGCCAACTATACTAGCAGTAATCCGCTAGATAGACATGACGATCTCCGGTACGACACGGTTGAGGCGCACACTGCGGTACCTGGTGGGCCTAGCCATTTGGCGAAAGCTCATGATAAAGCTACACGGAAGCTAATATCGGAGGGAGACCTTGAGCTTAATGCAAATTTGGCTCAGGATATCGCTCAGTACCGTCAGACTACTGGTCTTATTACCAACTCTGTTGGTCGTATTACACGTAGCTTGCAGGCACTCCGGAAGGGTAACATACCTTCAGCGATTAAGCTTCTATGGGCAAATCAGAGCCCTGTACTACGTCATGGTGCTCGATCTCTTAACCCTTCTGCGACTGTTGCCAATAATTGGCTTGAGTTACAGTATGGGTGGAAACCTTTGCTCCAGGACATACATGGCTCATTGATCGCGATGTCGAACTATTTTAGTTCGAACACCACGTTCATTACCCAGGTACGTGGGTCTGCTTCAGATCATACTCGGACGCTGTCCGTTTTCTCTGACTCCTTCTTGACTCCATCTATACCAGTGGGTACCTGGGACATTTCTACCAGGACTCGCTGTAAGATAGTCTTGAGGTACAGAGTTTCGGATGCGGCTAAGGCTTTTCTGTCGCAGACCGGTTTTACTAATCCCATTAATCTCGCGTGGGAGGTTTTACCGTTCTCTTTCGTGGCGGATTGGTTTCTGCCCCTAGGTCCGTGGCTCGAGAATTTATCCTCGTTCCAGGGCCTGACTTTTTTGTCAGGGTGTGAAACTAATTTTACACGTCAGAGTCTTGAGGGTGTTATTGCTTACCGCGGTGGCGTGCCTGGATTGGACTCGCGTTATCAGTATCGCGCCGGAGGAGATCTCTCTCGGGAGACGATCGTTTTAGATCGATCGAAGCTTACAAGCTTCCCTGGGGTAAACCCCCCTAACCCGAAGAATCCCTTCTCCGATACGCATATGCTGAATGCGCTTGCCCTACTCAGAGCTACGTTCCGTAGTAAGTAAGCGAGACCCCCACTTCACTAAAATCAGGGAGTTCTTTATGTCTGCAATTGCAGCCATGAAGTTGTCGTCGATCCTTGGTCCTACACTGAGTACAACCAGTGCGACTGTTGGTGTCGACAAGACGTTTGACCCCGAAGGGTTTATTCTCCCGGGTGTTGCGCGTTGGGTAGACCGTAGTGGCGGAATCGCCATCGGTTTTCCCTCGGTCACCGTGTCCCTCCGGCCGCCTACCAAGACGTCCAGAGTGTACAAGGTTACCGTCAAAGTGACCCTCCCGACGCTTGACATTACGAGTCCGTCAACGATGACCGGCATTCAGCCGCAACCGTCGAAGGCGTACGAGTGTCTGTGCGTCATGGAGTTCATGTTGCCAGAGAGGTCTACGCTTGCTGAGCGGAATGCGTTGCTCAGCTACGTGCACTCTCTCTTCGCAACAACGATCCAGGCAAATGATGCGGTGCCGACCGATCTTACGGTCTCACCGTTGATTCCTGCCGTCGCCAATTTCGACCCCCCGTATTAACACCACGGGTTGCCGAAGCTGTCGTTTGGATCGGATTTGGGTTATCTCCTTTCAAGGATAACCCCTACCTGAACTCTGGAGGTATTCCATGTCTTCTAAGAAGTATGGAACTGGGTTTCTTAAGAAACTCGTTGCTTTCCGCGTTAGCCCGGGGCTTACGCCTCGGTTGATAGAGCGGCACTTAGAAGCTCTCAATTGTCCGCGGGCTTTGGCGGCCTGGATGCTCTTCAAGTATGGGGAGCATCTTCAGCTTTCTCAGCTAGCGTTCGATCCTCTTCACTACAATAGTTTAGAGGAGTTGAGAGATGCCTACGCGGCCACAAAACTCCTGTCGAAATCCACGTTCTTGCGAACTGGACTAGATTTGGAGCAAGAGGCCATGCAGAAGTTTGATAAATTCGAACTCCTGTGTAGGCAGACGAATCTTCGCTTTCGGGACCTATCTACTGATCCCCTCTTCAAGGGGCCAGTCGTTTGGCTGCATAACGCAGTCATTCGTAAAATCGATAGAATCCTCGGCGAATTTTCTACTTCTGAGTTTTTCTCTAATCCCGATTGGGGTCCTGGAGCTTCGACGCTGATTAAGCGGCGATTCGCCAGTTCTGCCAATAAGTTCCAGTTAGAAACTGGGATAACGCGGGATCTTCTCGATATTGTTCCCTTGGCCTTACTCAAAGAGGTTTACCCTCTCTGGGGCAGACACCTGGAGGAAAATGGCTTTCCAGCCATCCAGGTAGGGAATCGTATTGTAACTGTACCGAAGGATGCGAAGGAAGATCGAGTTATTGCTATAGAGCCGGGACTGAACATTTGGTTCCAGCTTTCTATTGGCAAAATGATCTCTCAACGCCTCCGACGGTTCGGTATCGACTTGCGCTATCAGGACCGTAATCAAGAGTTGGCTCGCTCTGGTAGTATTACTAATGAGCTCGCCACTGTTGACCTTAGTTCTGCTAGTGATTCAATAGCTGCCAGTGTTGCAGAGGCTTTGCTTCCGCCGCGCTGGTTCGCCATAATGAATGCATGTCGATCCCGATGCGGAGTGCAAAATGATCGTTTAGTCAGGTGGGAGAAGTTCTCCAGTATGGGGAACGGCTTCACCTTTCCATTCGAGTCACTGGTATTCTTCGCGGTAGCATCTAGCTGCGCAGAATACCTAGGCGCCCGAGAGGGCGTCAGCGTGTATGGCGATGATGTTATATTGCCCTCTACATGCTTTGCACTGTTCTCCGAGATGATGGATTTTTACGGCTTTCGCATTAATCTGAGGAAGAGTTTTTCCAACTCTCTTTTTAGAGAAAGCTGTGGATCTCATTTCTTCTCGGGCTCTGACGTTAAACCAATCTATCTTAAAGATAGACTTTCTTCCGTTCAGTCTGTTTATCGAGCGGCAAATGCGGTGCGGAGGTTTGCTCACCGCCGCCAGTTTTATGGCTGCGATAGTAAATTCCGTCTCGTATTTGAGCTCCTGGTGAAGTCAGTTCCTAAGGCCTTACGGCTTAGGATTCCTGATTCACTCGGGGATGGCGGCTTCATCAGTAACTTCGATGAAGCTACCCCCGTTAAGGCTCGTCACTGGGTAGAAGGTTACTTCGTGACTAACCTTACTGAGGTAAGTAAAACTTACCAGGAGGATCGGTTAGGCTATTTATTAGCCTCACTTTGGCGTTTGCCAGAGCGTGAAGGGTCGGAAGACTCTTCAAGAAACCGCCCTAGACTCGAAGCGATAGCAGAACCTATGTCTGATGTTGTGAAAACGATATTAGATAGGGAACGCAATCGAGAGATTGCGTCTCTCTCTTCAGGGGTTCCTACTTTGGGACGTAACTCCGTTCCCATTGTTGGTAACCTGAAAGTGAGAGCTGCTAGAAGTCTAGTTCACAGATGGGAAGATCTTGGGCCCTGGATTTAATCAATCCAGAATGCTTAGGAAAGTGCTCTAGGTCTCCTACGTCTCGTAATGAGATGTGGGATTCGAGTAGACAATTTTCGACTACTCTGGAGAGGTTAACCATCCTCACCAAGCGGAGATAAGCGC